TCATTCCTTTTCAATTTTTCCATTAATTGTAATATTGCCTGCTGTAAACTGGTTTTCATCCCCTTTGGCTTTATGAGAAATAATATTTTTAACCTCTTTTAATGCATTGGCAATTTCGGTCTCAAGGCGCTCGATTGATTCTTTAGTTATTTCTATTAGCTCATTTTTAGCATTTAAGGGTAGAGTTTTATCGTTTTCAGCTGATTCAAGTTGAACCCGTGCACGAGTCAACATGAGCATAGATGTTGTTTTCTTTATAAATTGACTTCTAATGAGCTTATTTTCTTCTAGATAAACATCATTGTAAATAATTGCAGTGAAATATCCAAAGTCTATTGCATTCAAAGATCCTAATTCAGGCTGCATGACACTTTGAATTTCCTTGAATAGTTCAAAGTTAATGGGCTCATCTAATTGTTTATTTGTGCTTACCGCTCCAGTTAATAACCAATTAATATCGATTTTTTTTTCAATAGCAAATTCAATAAGCTTTTCATAAGGAATGGCTCCTCTTGATTTCCATCCAAAAAGAACTTGACGCGAAACGCCTAAAACATTTGCTAGCTCAGAGTCGGACCTTGCCTTAGAGAAATCTAGAATTCTTTCAAGAACCAAATTTATATTAATAATGGTGTCATTTTTTATTGACATTAGTAATAGCCTTGTTTACTATGAGTAAGAACTGTTATTACAAACGGTTTTTACTTGTTAATTTAAAGTTCACTATGATGGAGCAATCAACAATGAATATCAATAACTATGAACCAGGCAAAGACCTCTATCAAAAAGTTAGAGGGGGCTTTATATCGCAGGGGTTAACTCTTACAGGTTGGTGTCGCGATAATAATATGCACCCATCGAATGCAAGATCTTCGCTCATTGGTTCATGGGACGGCAAAAAAGGCCGCGAGCTTCGTGAAAAATTAATCATTGCTTCTGGCATGGTCGTTCACTCCTTAGCTTTGAATTCATAGTAGCTGATGACTCTTATCAGTGACAAGAGCACGAATGATATTTTTTTGGACACCCTGAATTGAGGCTTATCCAATGAAACGATTAATCTGGAAAAACCGTCAACCCACTTCACTCAGGCATGGTATGGAGCTTTGCCTGGAGTACGCAAGGTTCAAGCATAATCGGAGTGTTGGCCGTGTGGCTGATTTAATGGGGCTTGCTAACCCCTGGTCCTTATATAAATGGATGGAAAACGGCCGCTTGCCGTCTGTTTTGATTCGCCCCTTTGAAACGGCTTGTGGCATTGATTATGTCACCAGATTCATTGCCCATAGTGCTCATAAGTTGCTGGTTGATATTCCGACTGGTCGGAAAGCCACCAGTAAGGATGTAAACGCGCTTCAAGCATCATTTACTAATGCTGTTGGTCTGCTTCTGAAGTTCTATGAGGAGCGGCAGGAAGTAGATGAAACCCTTTCTTCCCTTTACCAGGTCATGGAGCAATTAGCCCTGCATCAAGGGCAAGTCGAAAAATTCAAACAGCCTGAGCTTGATCTTGAAGGCATTCAATCTAACGAGGTGTAAAGACATGCGACCATCAAAAATAAAAATTGGACAGAAATTATTAATTAAACCGTCATTGGGTTGTGAAAGCCGAATTGCTTATTTTATCGAGCGGATTCCGGCACAGTGCGGACAAAAGGCCATTAACCTGCTCAGGTTTCCTGATTTTAAAGGTCTTATCAGCCCTGAAGATGACGGCACCTGCCAGATGAGTGATTACGATTTATCCAGACTTGGGGAGTATGCATAAGATGATTAAGCCATTAACAGATAATGAAATTCAGTATAAAGCAAGAAAGCTTATAGCTCAGTTGCAAGGGGTTAATCCTTATGATGCAGTAAGAGTTTTAAATCAGTCTACGTCAATTATTCTTGAAGAAAATAATACATTGTTTGAAGCACTGAAAAACCAGTCAGTCATGCCTATAAATCCAGATCTTTTAAGGAAAAGATCGCGGTCAAAAATAATGAACGACTCTGAAATCAGATCTTTTATTCATTTATTTGAAGTTGCACCAAATGACGGTGTCATGAATGCGATCAGAGATGCGTGTATTAAGAAATTTGGCAAAAAAAGAGCACCATCTAGAAGCTCAATCGGACGTTATCTTCTTAATATAAAAAAATCATTTGCTATTGAAGGGGAAAAATAATGGGTATTAATAAAACCGTAACCGAAGCGGCTCAAATTCTTGAGTACCTGTATGAAGATGACTTTAAAGCAAAGTCTGTTAGCAAAATATCTGCTGAATTTGATATACCCCTTTCAACTGTTTACCGCATATTACAGAGTTGGAAACAGGCTGGTTGGGTTGTTGAAGTACCAGCACACCAGGGTAAAGGGGTTTTGTGGCAGATCAGTAACAAGGTTGTATCAATGGCTTTTGCTTATAAACACCATGTGATTGACAAAGTTCAGTCAACAAAAAATGAATATAAATCAATATCAGGACAGGAGTTAAAGCTGTGAGTGAAGAATTTAATGAAAAAATATTAATTCAGCAAGCAAAAAAGGCTGATGTGGCTCTTGAAGAGATTGAAGTTCTTGAAATCACTAAGGCTCAAGAAGACTATGAAAAATCTGGTTATACATCAGAACGAGACTTGATAATTTCGCTTCTTGGAGAGGTGAAAGCACACCAGGCTCATGAAAAAGTTGCCACCGTTATGAGTTTGTCAAAGCTCATGTATATTAAGGAAAACAAGCTATATCGCTACGCAGCGGGGTTTGAGTACACTAACTCTGATGGTAAAAAGGTCATAACGCACGGAACTTGGGAAGGTTTTTTAAAACCTATTGGGTTTGCAGTGTCTACGATTGATGAGCGTATAAGAATGGCCGGGAAAATTGGTATTGATGCTTATGAAGCAATGGTCAGCATTGGTATTGGTCCCCGTGCTTTCAGAAAACTACGACAGTTACCTGAAGAAGAAATCTTAAAAATAGCAGATGGTAAGGAGGTTGATCTAGGTGATAAGGACGCTGTTCTGAACTTGATTGATGGACTATCTGAAAAGCACATAAAAGAAAAACAGGCACTTCAAAAAGAAATCACCAACCTAAAGCAGAAAGACGAAACCAACGACCGGTTATTTGCTGATAAAGATAAAAAAATAAACGAGCTAGATCGCCAGCTTGATCGGCTAAAAAACAAGGCTGGTAACTGGGTAGATCAAACATTTGAAATCAATATGGAGATAACCAAAACTTCAACTGAAGTGCTTCAAGGTATTGATAAGCTCAATATTTTAAGAGACATCATTTTAAATGAAGACTTTGGCGAAGAGGACAGGGCAAAGGCCATAGAGGCTATGGCGATTGTTTATTACGATGCTGTTAGCCAGGTTATGGAGCAAGCAGCCTGGTTAATGAAGCACTGTGATGCGGTTTTTGAAGGTTACAAGCTGGGAGCTAAACCCTTGATAGATCTGGATTACATCTATGTCAATGCTCCGATAAAGAAACAGTAAACGGAGTTGTAACCATGCCAATCAATGCACCCGCCAGCTTAATGATACAGGACTCTATTCGTGACCTTGCCAGGCAACTTGAAAGCTTGCCACACGGGGAACGTGGACAGGTTATCAATTCTTTCTGCGATCAATTTGGTTGGAGTGAGGCAACTGTTTACCGGAAGCTTGTTGACATTGGCTGGTCTAGTAATCGTAAAGCTCGGTCAGATCGGGGGCATACGGCTCAGGACATGAGCATTGTTCAGGAAATATCATGCCTGTTAAAAAACGGTATCCGTAAGAACGGAAAGGCCACCATGCACACGCCAACTGCAAGGAGCATATTAACAACCAGTGGTCGTGATTTTAAAGTCAGTAATTCACGCATTAACGCTCTGTTAAAGCAAACTCAAATGAATCTTGCATCACATAAGCAAGATACTCCCTGTCAGACACAGCAAAGCCTTTATCCAAATCATGTTCACCTGGTTGACCCTTCGTTATGTCTGCTCTATTACCTGCCTAATGGCGGTCAAAAAGTGATTAAAGATGATGAGGCATACAAAAACAAGCCGGAAACGATTGAGAAAATTGGTAAATTGAAAGTTTGGCGGTATGTACTTACGGATCATTATTCACACACCATTATTGTTAAATATTACCAATCCAAAGGTGAAACGCAGGCTAATTTATTTGACTTCCTTTTATATTGCTGGCAACAGCAACCAGGCCGTCCATTTCATGGAGTGCCAGACATATTGTATTGGGATAAAGGCAGTGCTAATACTGCAAAGGCTATTAAAAACGCTTTAAGTTCTCTTGGCGTTACTCCTATTGAGCATGAAGCAGGCAGGGCAAGGGCTAAGGGATCAGTTGAGAAAGCAAATGATATGGTTGAAACTCATTTTGAATCGCGTTTAAAAAGTGAACCCGTTAGAAATATTGAAGAACTAAATTTTGCAGCTGAAGCCTGGTGTAATGCTTATAACCAGAATTTAATTCCTGGTTGTGACTCTCGGTTAAAGCGCCCTCACATGGCAGAACCTAAAGCTCGTTTTGATTTGTGGCAAATAATCCATCAATTTAATAAATTGCGCGAACTCCCAGACCCTGACTTATGCCGATATTTATTATCTTCTGATCCTGTAGAGCGAGATGTACAACTAGACCTTTCGATAAGTTTTAAACACCCATCAGCTAAAAGGACTATGTCATACAGTTTAAAACATGTGCCAGGTATTTATAAAAAGCAAAAAATCAAAGTTTCCCCGTTAATTTATGGCAATAGTGAGGTTTTAATTTATGTTGAAGATTACCTGGGTGACGTTCAAACATTCAAAGTTGAACCCATAGAGCATGATGCCTTTTCAGGTTTTCCAGTTAATGCCGCAATCATTGGGCAAGAAATGAAATCACCCCCTGATACTTGTATAGAAAAGGCATCAAAAGCCGCTGATCAACTTTCTTATCCCGGCCTGAATCAGGAGGAAATTAAAAAAGCCAAGAATAAAGGAGTGACACCTTTCAATGGCACTCTTAATGCTCATTCACATCTTGCTGATATTCAGTTACCGGTATATCTGCCAAAACAAGGTACTGAAATCCATATTCCTAATCACGCTGTTTCAGTGATTAAACAATTAAACCCTGTAGAGATCAGTAAAAGACTGGCTGTAGAAATCGGACGGGTCGAAGGTTTTAGCTTCTTTAATTGGGTAAAAGAACACTATCCAGAAGGTGTGACAGAAGACAAAATTTCTGATCTGGTTGAGCAGATCAATCAACAAACTCAAGCCGCTATCCGCTCAACAGGTTTAACAATGGTGGCGAACATCTCAACCCACACAAAGTAGGAGAAATTCATGCAAGCAACTCAACATAAAACAAAATGGGAGGAACGGCGAGTGCGAAAACCCACACCACTCAAGGCTAAAAGATTACTGTTTAAACTCGGTATGTCACAAGCTGATCTAGCACGGTTTTTACAAGAGGAATCTGGCTTTCATACCACTGAAAGTACTGTTGCACAAATTATGAACCGTGATTTGTGGCCAGAGAAAACGGACATGACCTGGTTAAAGAAGCAGATCACTGATTTTTTTAAACAGAAAGGAGCTACTGAAGAGGATATCGGCGCGGCTTTTGAAATAGATAAAACGCCTGGCAAACCTCGCTATATGTCCCGCCAAGAACGACATAGCAAAGCTACCAAGCTTCCAGTCAATGATGAAATACACCTACCGGAGACCCAAATGTTAACACAAGCAGCAAAAAAACAATTTACCCTTTTTCGTGATCCTTTTGTGGATGATGTGCAATCGGCTGATGACGTATTCCTGTCTCCTGATCAACGATACATTAGAGAGGTGATGTACCAAACATCAAAACACGGTGGTTTTATAGCCGTGATCGGTGAGTCTGGCGCTGGTAAAACAACGCTTCGTCGTGATTTACTGGATAGGATCCAGAGGGAAGGTGCACCAATATCTCCTATTCAACCACGAATCATTGATAAAGGCCGGTTAACCGCCGGTGCCATCTGTGATGCCATTATTGGAGATATTTCTCAGCATCACCCTAAGCGAAGCCTGGAGGCTAAGGCCAGACAGATTGAGCAGTTACTGACAGGCTCCAGTCGTGCAGGTAATAGCCATGTGTTGATTATTGAAGAAGCGCATGATCTGAGCGTGCATACATTGAAGTACTTAAAGCGTTTCTGGGAGCTGGAAGACGGTTTTAAGAAACTGTTAGCTATTATTTTAATTGGTCAGCCAGAGTTAAAAAACAAACTGGATGAACGTCAAAACTGGGAAGCCCGAGAAGTTATCAGGCGTTGTGAAATTGCCGAACTTAAGCCTTTAAATGGTAACTTGCGTGATTATCTTGCATTAAAATTTAAGCGAATTGGTAAGGATGTGGATGATCTTTTTGAGCCAGAAGCTTTTGATGCGCTTAGAGAACGTTTAGTTTTTCGTCGTCGCGGATCTAATGAAGAGTTCAGTATGTTATATCCACTGGTTGTCAATAGAACCGTAGTCAGTGCCCTGAATATGGCTGCTGAAATTGGTGCCGATAAAATCAGTGCTGACATTATAAAGGGGATTTAAAAATGATGGATATGAAATTACTCGATAAATTAGAAAATAAACATGATAAAACATGGTGGACTCTGAGGCATATTGAAAGCGTACTGTTTGCCGCTAAGGGATTACCCTGTTTTCATAGTCGTGATGAAGCAAGTATGGAGTCGTTTGAACATGTTGATCCCATTATTGAAATTTGTTTGCAAAAAGTTAAAGAAATTCTTGAGCAACATGAAGAAATCACCAGTCAAATTTGTAAGCTGAGGCATTTTGAAAGAGAACAAGAAGAAAGTAATATTCGAAGATCAGCCTGAACGGCTTGAATCTCCACTGTTTTACTAGATGAAAATGCCTCAGATTGTCTGAGGCATTTTTCTTTGTGATTAAACATCAAATTATATCGGCTTAATAAACGTTTAAACTTGAGTGCAGTGATTTTCTATTTTTTCTTTATTGAGCGGTATTTACACGGGTTGAAATTTAAACCGCATACCATACCTAAAATAAGCAGTTCAAGGTCAGGACTTATTTAACGAACAAAAAGCAATAAAAAGACAAAAAAGCGGGTTTTTGACATCAAGAGCAGAAAAAATCACTGCTTTTGTCGGGCGCAGTCCCAAAGTGTTTCAAATAAGGTTTAAAACGTTGCTGGTAGAGCCTTGCTATTGATTATATGCTGGAACAAGAGAAAGGGTTAAAAACGCCTTAAAACGCGATTTAGGTGGCTGTGTTTTTTAGCCTTGCCGTGTGTCAACAATGAAGCCCTACAATATGACTAAAATCACCTTACTCAATTAATGAAAACGGCATCGTCTTTTTCGACCAGGTAGCATCAAGCAGTTCCGACTAGGCAAAGCCAGAGAGTGGAACACGCTACTAGCGCGACTCATGCTCAGGTAGCAGGTATTCACCTATTTTTTTTAAAAACCGGCTCCAGTACATCACCTGCTTTTATCAGACGATCAAAAGCCGCCTGTATCTTGCTGTCGTTATAATCAATCATGGTGTTAAAATTACTCATGGGTTTGTTCGGTGTTATAGTTTAGCCTCGGGTCGGGCAGTGAGGCTGCATTTTTATGATTATCTGGCTTCCTCCGTCATCGATGCAGCGGCGGCGTTGAGACTACTAGTTTTACATTTGCTAATATTGGACGCTCACCCTATAATTTAATCTCCGGTGCGTTGGTTGCTGGGATGCGCCCCTATAGTTTCCACCATCCGTCCACCTTGGCACATAGGGGTGAGATTCATTATCCTGTCCATCGTCTTAATGTGCCATAAACTACATTACCGTGTCTCTAGGTTCTGTAAATAAGTATCTGTAAAAAATTTATTTAAAATTGCTCATTACTCACGTTTAGATTACAATAATATCTCGGGTCAGGTAGTGAGACTGCATTCTTATGATTATCTGGCTTCTTCCGTCACCGATGCAGAGGCGGCGTTGAATCTACTGAGTAATAAAACGTTTCGTGCCTGGTTAGCTTTCCCTTGTTTTTGTTTTGGTTATAAAAGTTAAACCAACCATTTCTCTCTTATTCGCATCCGGTACCATGGTTAATTCTTTTTCGCTGCTTTTTTGATTGAGTGTTTTGATAAATAACAAGCACAATCTGACTTTTCCCGTGCCTTCGTGGCTTTTAAAAGACAGTCATATTTCATCAGGGTTTATTATTGATTCAAGCAGCCAGGGCAAATAAGGCGTTCTTGCATCAACTTTGAAGATTAGTTTTAAAAGTTGCACGTTGATTTATTCAAGTTTATAATTTGTATGCGTGGTGGCTGTAAGCAGAAACGGCAGTTGCGGCGGTTGTCAAAATCGCGTGTAGACGGGTTCAAATCCCTCCAGCCACCCCACATGCTAAATCATCGTACGAGCTTCACCGCCACAGCCTCTTAATTCCTACGTGCGGGATGATCTGGTGCGGTAGTGCCAGGGCTTTATTTCCCCCCGCCCAGAAAAATCATGCCTTATTTTAATGGTGACTGTAAGTCTCAGTGGTAGAGCGGAGTTCATCAATGATGGCCTCGTGGCGCAGGTTCAACCCCTGCCAGTCACCACCTTTTCTACTTTTTAAAAGCCAATACGGTCATGGTGGACTGGCGTCCTGGCTTTTATTTTCTGTGGAAATACAGCAGTAAGGTTGGTCATTGATTTATCTGTGCTTATAGTTTGTGTCGGTCAAAAACTACCTGCACCCGGCTATCGTCATAATTAACACTTGTTTCAAATTTTCTCATGGGTTTGCTCGGTGTTATAGTCAATGTGTATGTTGGTTACCCGGGATGTGTCCCCTTCTGTTTTATATAGAGAGGTTTCCACCATCTGCCCGCCCTGGCACATAGGGTGAGGTTCCTCAAGGTTTTGATTGCAACGCCAATTCATATTTTTACTGCAAACCGAAGTCAGTTTAGCCGTTAGTCACCGCCAATTTCCAAAAACTCTACACTCTAAAAAACCGCCCCTGAAGCACGTTCCGTGGGCGAAATTCTTTTTTATTCGTAAGATTACATTCAAACGTTTGAATGAGATTTTATGAGCATCTACAACCACCTTTCTGATGATGAAATACGTTGTTGCCTAACTAGCACGTTTCTTGCCATTGCCGAAACGGTATCAGTGAAAACGGCGGTGAAGTTAATCGAAGAATATGGCGGCTGCGAGTTGTGTATTCCCGGTCGTTATTCACCAGGGCATAAACTGGAAGTCTTACTGGGCATAGAAGAGCTGGATAAATTGATTTATTTTTTTAAAGGGGAAGAGATTGAGGTTCCCATTTCAAGGGTTCTGAAACGAAAAGCGCGGAATAAAAAAATATTTCAGGTCTGGCAGACAGGACGCAGCAACAAAGAAATCGCCAGGCAATTTGATTTAACCACACGAGCCATTCGCGGTATTGTAAAACGCATTAAAGATGAATTAAAAAAAGAACAACCAAACAGCCCAAAGGAAACGACATGAAAAAAAATATAGCATCATCTGATCAAGTAATTAGCAATATCCAGCAACGGGAAGAGCTAAAAATACGCCTCGAACAGTTGCAGCTTGAACGTGGAAAAATCAAAATCATGAAGCTACGCCCTGCTGAGCGGAAAATCATTGAGGTGAATCAACGCATCAATTCTTACCGCACATCCGATAATCCGGATCGATATTCACGGTTGCTGGCAACTGCTGAGCAAGATTTGCAACAGCTTAAGGAGCAGCAGTTAGAAAATGAAAAGAAAGTTCATATCATTGATGATGAACTGAGCAAAATTGCCCATCAACTGGACAATATAGACACAACTGCCTCAGTGGAAACAGTTCAGTATTATATGGGGCGGATTTCAGACGCGACCAACAAAGTTGGAAAAATTGAAGGATTGATGGAAGACCAGAAAGGCATCGTCAATCAGCTGAGTGATAACTCAGACGAAGAAATTGAGCAACTACAGAGCAGGCGTTCAACTATACTGGCAGATATCACACTGGGTGAAGCAGAAGAAGCCGATTTGAAGGCAATCGATCAGGAAATCAATGCACTGCTAGATTCTTCAAGTAAGTCTCACATTAAAGATGCGCCCATTATGCGTAATGCACAGCAAGTCATTAATGGTTTAACGCCTAAACTGGAAGAAGCTGGAAAAGAATTGAAACAGCTTGAAGATGGTCTTCCCAAGATCATGGAATCCTTTCTGATCAGTCAGGGAGAGTTAGTAGGCAACCGTTACATCAAGCGGGCTCAGGCTTTGATTGAAGAATTTAAAACCCTGGTGGCTATTGAAGAGGTTCGTATCTCGTTAAGCCTAAACCAGGAAGAAGCATTCGGCCATCTCAGCAGTATGAACGCTTTACGCATTCCGTCATTACATTTGAACTGTTTTAATGAATCAGAGCAGCACAGTCCGGAGCAAGGTATTTTATATTCATTTGTACCCATGACACCGGAAAAGCAAGCAGAGATTGACCAATCTAAAACCCTGTTCATGAACAAGCTTCATGAGCTTGGCTTAAGTGATGCGTTCGACCGGGTGAAGGGGTAACCAGTTCATCAAAAAAGGCTTGATCGGATTCTCCCTCGGATCAAGTCTTGATGGAGATTGCAGGCGGTACAGGCGGTTAGGTGGAAAAGTTGGAGCCTTGCCGTCTGCAATATTTTTAAAGACAGTTATTTTACCATTGAATTTAAAGTGAATATGACCGGATCAACAACGGTGAAGACCTTATTGAAGATGCAAACAACCATTCGATCTGTCTTTATTCAGGAAGGTGATGCGCCGGTGCTTGCAGAAGAGCAGGCTCGAAAAGTGGTTGTTGCGTTATCAAATGAGTTTGGTGGCAAGCAAATCTATTTCCCAAAAATGTACCGACAATATAAAACGCTTTTACATCACCAGATAATAGCGGAATTTGATGGCTCAAATCATAATGAGCTGGCGAAAAAATATAATCTGTCAGTGAGCCAAATTTATAATATTACCAAGGATAAAAAATGAATGAAATAAACTATTTTGAAGATGGTTCCCTGACATTCGATCAAGGTGATGGTACAGCGATTGCCGCATTGGGTGGCGTTGGAAATTTATCAGGCGTTAGAAAAGCAATACTTTCAGAGAAACGCTACGCTATTTTATCCAGTGTTAAATTACCAGCGGTTAATTTAGGTACTGAAGATATAGCCGTGTGTAAACATCTCGGAGTAGATCCTGAAGCCTACAAAAAAACACTACTTGAAGACTTCAAAAGCACCCATGGTGCACTATTTACAGGCTCAACACATGAGCTGGATTCAGAAGCACTTGCTATCTGTAAACAGCTAAACATCAAACCAGAAGATTACCTTAAAACCTTACAGGAGAACTCCTAATGCCTTTAACTCAAGATAGAAACACGCTCACTCGAAGTGGTGACCAATTTAATCATCCAGTAGCTGCTGGTGTAATAATTTATGCCGGTGCTCTGGTTTGCCTGGATGCTTCTGGAAATGTTGTGCCAGGTTCCGTATCGACTACTTTAAAAGCCCTGGGACGTGCTGACGAGTATGTTGATAATTCAGCAGGTGCAGCCGGTGTACGAACAGTCAATACCAGACCAGGTCTTTTTCTGTTTAAAAATGATGGCTCAATCACTCAAGCAGATGTAAAAAATAACGCTTATATTGTCGATGATGAAACAGTGGCAGATAATGACGGTACTGGCACCCGATCCTTAGCGGGTCAAATTGTGGCCGTGGAACCTAATACTAATGAAGTATGGGTTCAGTTTAATTAAAAAAACAAAAACCAGATCATAAGGTAAATTTTAAGCTGAAAATATAGTTAGGGAGCCTCTGATTAAGTCCGGGTGAAAGTACGAGTTGCGACTTGCACAGAGTACCATAGAGAATAATACGAGCTAATACAGCAACGACATGAGTTAGAAGCGGTTGTTTACAAAGACGCAGGATTAAGGCGGGTTTTTCCAGTTTTGCAGTAGCCCCCATCCGATATAAGGGATGGCAAATACAACAAAGGCAGTTTTTACTGTCTGACTGGCATCGTGAAGCAGTGCAATCAGGATAATAGCAGCAAGTACTGAGAAAAAGAGTTTAAATGCGATTGAAGCTAAATCCATGATTGAAACAGGCTATTTGATATCAAAGAGCATGGCTAATAATAGGCTTGCTGATCGGATACAGAGCCGTATAGGATGATGGTAAAAACATAATTAAGTAGAAAAAATTCATAAGCCAAGGCATTAGTTCGACCAAATAAAACTCATGTAAATGGTATCAATCTGGCTGATCCTGTCAAGGCGAACAAGACTATATGTTACTTGTGACCGTTCTGGATCAAGCTATTATACGGCTCTATGACTTACTGATATATTGTGATTTTAGCAATGCTAAGATATATACCCTGAGCAAAAAAACAGGGCAAGAAGGCTATCAAATGAACGCAATACCCAGATGAAATTACACCCTCTTAAAGCGTAAATTTAAGCTATTTTACTTGCCTTAATAATCAGCCAGTTAATGCATCGAAAAGCACCTGTTTTGACCTCAATACATGAGGCTCTTCAGCACACCTTATTTTGATCAATATTCCAGGATTTATTAGCTATTTCTTGTCGCATGGATTTGCCTTGAAAAAATCAAAATTAAGTGGTTTTTGACCTGATTTTTACCAAACTCAAAGAGCACTTAAAAAGCCATTATTTGCTGTTTTATATTTCACATGATGGGGTAAAGGTTGTATATTATGAAATATTCAAAATTTGAGTTATCGCAGTTTTGGGCTTGAGTTATCGCACGCCGTTACATGATCAGCATGTACATGCGTTTCTAGCGTATAAACAGGTTTCAACTGGAGGCTCTTAAGCACATCTAAATCACGTTCTACGGTATCGATAACTGGATCGATCAATAGACTTTCACCGGTTTCTTCACAGCCCAGTAAATAGGTAAAGGTACAGGAGTCGGGTTCAAATAGTTGTTTAAAAATCAT